ATATTTCCATTTTGCGGACCATTGGTCCTCGGTTAGATATCCCTTGGGGACGGGGTCGACGGCCTTGTTAATCTCGCCGATGATTAGGGCGAGGGTCGCGTCGGATAGGATACGCGCGCGGAGCTTCACCGGGGGTAGAAGGTTTTGAAGTCCGAAGGCCAAGTCCAACGGCCCGCGGTCGGTTCGACGATAAAGACCTTCCAATCGTCGCCGTCGACCCATCCCGCGACGAACGCGTTGGAGTGACGGGCGGTCGCAAGGCGGGTCGCGGAATAATCCATCGAGTCGTTAAGGCCCAACCAACCCGCGGAGAAAGCGGCCCCGCCCCCTTCCCTGCGGAGGGCGACTTGCTCGACCGAATGGGTATGCCCGTGAATTAAGGCCCCGCCGCGGGCGGCGTAATGTAAGCCCATTTCCTTTGTTGCGTTGAGTCCGAACGAATATCCGTGAACGGCGGCGATTTGCCCGCGGTCGCCTAGGCGGTAAACCCCCTTCTTTGCGTTATAGGGGAGGATTACCTTGGCCCCGCATTTACGCGCGTGGGCATTAACCTTGTCCTTTATCCCCTCGCAAGCTTCGCGGAACATCGCGGACCCCGACGAACGGATATGCGCGTCGAGGCGGGCCTCGTGATTGCCCCAAAGGTAAACGGTCGGTCGGTAACGGGCGAAAAAATCAAATCCCGCGGCGAGGTCCTCGTTAAGCGATTCGTTGTTTTCGGTATCGTCCTTGCCTTTACGGAGGGAACGGAAATCAAAATGGTCTCCCCCCGCGATTCGAACGGTCGGTTTAAAATCAAGGCAAAATGCATACAACGCGGCGAGAGCCTTGGTATCGGCGTGGTCTCCGTGAGAGTCCGATGCAAATACGAACCGCGTTGGTTTGCTCATTTTGTAGGATAGAGGTCGTCCTCGCCTTGCATCGGTTCCCATTGAAAAAGGGAATACGGCCCGCGGCCCCCGATGCGAGGGATTGAGGACTTTGCCGGGAAGGAATAACCCATCGCCATTATATCCGCGGGAGTCGTTCCCATCATTTCCGCCGCGTCGTTTAGGCCGATGCCAAGGCGGAGGGCCTCGTCGAGCTGAACGCGAGGGTCATAAGGGATAACGACGATATGTTCGGACTTCTTTTTAAGGAGGTTGCGGGAATGGGCGCAACGGACGAGGAACCGGGCGCGTTCGATGGACACCCCGAGGATTGCGGCCCGACGGCGGAGGACGGGGTCGTCGGAGGCCGTGAGGTTGTTGCAAACCATTGGGTCGGGATTAGAGTCCAAGGCGGTCGGCGAGGAATCGGCCCTCATCGACGACGGTATCGGGGGAATTGAAGGCGAACCGATATTCAAAATCGACGGCGACCTCGCGGCGGATTTCGGCGAGGGATTGGAGCTCCTCGTCGTTGGCGGGTTCGACCCCGGCGGTATCGACGCGGGCGGTTAGGACGCGCCAACCCAACGGGACGAGGATATCGGTAAGGACCTTAAGCTCGTTAAGGTATCGCCAATCGGGGACGACGACGACTTGGTCGCGGGTATTCCAAAAGTCGCGGCGGGCGATGCGGTTGGCGGTCAGCTCGGCGAATATGTTTCGGTTGAGGGACCGGGACATACGACCGAGGGCGACGAGGACCTCGCGGTTGGTTGCCTTGAATTGCTCGTCAAAGAAGTCGACCCCCGCTTGGGAGTTTAATTGGTCGGTCGACTTTAGGTATTCGTTGGCGGCGGACTTAAGGGGGTTGGCAAACGATGTCTTATAAGAGTCGAGGACGCGGGAGGCGGCGGTCCGGGAAAATTGGCGTTCTTCGATGCGGGAGAGGAGGCCGTCGGCGAAAGTGTCCTTCCCTGCGCGGGCGAATCCCGAAACGAGGAGGACGGTTTTAGAGGGGTCGGGGGGTTGGGTTGTCATTAGGGGAGAGGGGTTGGGGATTTGGCGGCGTTCAGGTCGTTTATATTTATATGTTCGTCTTTCAGTTTCACCATAAAAGCGGTAAAGTCATTCGTTGGCCTTTGGGCAATACGCTCAAGACATAAACTAGCAATTTGTTCACGAAGCGTCTTTATGTCCTGCGATGCAATTAGATGCCTTGCAGTCGCAGGGGCGTTTTCTTTGGTAAGCCGTTCGACCTCGGCCTTGAGGCTGGCGTTATCCCGTTCGCTATTCGCAAACAACAAACAAAAGCGGGAGTTTTCCTTTTTCAATTCGACAAGGCGGTCGAGGATTTGGGCCTTGATGCGGACGGCCTTTAACTTGTTTTCGGACTCCCATCGCTCGACCTCGGCCTTAAATCCGTCAGACGCATACTTTAAATCAGTCAGCTCGGACCGTAGGCGAGCGTTGTCTTGGACCAACGCGTCGCGTTCCCCCGCGGCCTTGACGAGCTCGGCCCAACGGTCCGGGTCGACGGGGATAAATTTACCCATCGTTGCGGGCGGTTTTCCAATCATCGACCGCATCGATTAAGGTTTCCGCATCGACGCGGGCGGCGTGTCGGACGCAATACCAAAGGTCGTCCCCAGCCTCGCGTAACCCCTCGACGCGATGTTCAAGGGTGTCGACGCGCTCGCGGAGCTTAATGTTTTCGGCGAGGAGGGCGGTAAGGTGGGCCGTCAATTCGACGGGACGCATATCGTCGGGGGCGGACATCGGGTTTAGAAGGGAATCGCCTCGCCCGTTGGAGGGGCAAGGTCGTCGGGGTTAACGGAGTCGTCGGCGGGGGCGGAGTAGGCAACGGACTCGATGGGGGTAATCTTCTTAAAACGGTATCGGTATTGCGGTTTCCCGTTCCATTCGCCGTTCGGGGTAACTTCGACCTCAACGGTCGCGCGACGACCAAACGCAATCGAAACGAATTTAAATAGTTGTTCGACCGACATATCCTCGGACGGGGCCTTGGCATAGGTCCCCGAAAACTTACCGACGACCATTGGGAGGGCCATACCCGCCTTTTGTTCGCCCGTAACCTTGTCGGTATAATACTTAACCGAGAATCGTTGGGTTAGGCAAAGGCCGTCGCCGCCGAGGAAAAAGAGGTTACAAGTCGCAAAGGACTTCCCGGCCTCGTCGGGGTTGGACCATTTAAACCGTTTGGCGATGGCGGCATCGTCCTTGGGTTTAATGAGCTTGAGGATATAGGTCCCCGACTTGGTAATGTCGGAGAGGGGTTGGTTGAACGGTGCGGGTTGCATTGGGTTTGGTTGGGTTAGAATTGAAGGGAGGTATTTGCGGCGGGCTTCCAAGGGGAAACCTTAATGACTTCGACGGGATAGGCCGGGAGATATTGGACCCCGTCGGCGATTGCGGATTGGTAGGCGCGGTAACGGTCAATCGCGGCGAGCATAATCTCGACCCCGCGGGCCTTGATTTCCTCGTCGGCCTCAAACACTTGGACGGCGTAAGGGGCCTTCGTCTCGACGACGATATGGCGGAACGCGGTCGGGACGGCCCCAAAATTTTCGCGGAATAGAAGGCAATACCAAGCCACTTGGAGGGCGAGGTCCGGGTCGCGTTCAAGGTCTCGGCCCCAATCGTCGCGAGTCGCGGCGGCGGAGGTCGTTTTGATGTCATATATGACCCCGTCGGCGGCGATGATATCCAAGGACCCGCGGATTGGGATTCCGAATTCGGCGCATAGGCCGACCTCGGTTGCGATGGGGACGATACCATAAGCTCCCATCGCTCGGACGACGGACGCGGCGATATCGGACGCGGCCTTATGGGTATCGGCGGCGACGACGCGGTCGCCATATGTCGCGAATAGGTCGTCCCAATAGGCAACGGCGGCGACGGTGTCGGGGGAGGGTTTCTTTGCGTTGCGGAGTCGGTCGGAAGGGCGGGACGGCGCGTCCTCGGGGACGGCGTGGTAAGTCGCCCAATCGTTCGGTTCAAGGACGGCCTTATGAACGAGGGTCCCGAGAATCATCGGGGCGGTCGGGTTGCGGTCGACCTTAAGGGCCGCGTCGCCGTGAGCGATGGACCGACGGAATAGGCGGGCGGTCGATTGGTTGAGGCCGGGGAGCGCGTCGTATTCGGCGCGGTTGCTCGCCTTGTTGCGGGCGGCGATTTCTTCTTGGGTTAGTTTGAGCATAGGGAAAATTATTCGGGTTGACGGAAGGCGGAAAACGCCGGGAATTCGACGCGAAGGATTGCGGCGGCGCGTTCGGGGGTGTATATCAAAGAGAGATATTGGAGGCGGAGTTTTACCGTCTCGATTTGGTTGCGTTCAACGAGGCGAACGCGGATTGCGGAAAGGTCGTCGGCGATGGACTCGGCGAGCTCGTTAGGGATTGGGTCGGGCATTGGGGGGCTTGGTTCCTTACGGGATTACAATTCGTCGTCCTCGGGCGATTGTCGAATATCGATTGCGGACGAAATGTCCCCGCATCGGTCGAGGGCCTTTTCGACGGACGCGTCGGCCCGGTCGAGAGTATTGCGGAGGACGCGGAGGGATGTCTTTACGGACTTAAGGCGGTCGTAAAGGGGTTTCACTTGGTATGACTCTTTAAGGTCCTCGGGCTTAATCCAAAAGAGCTCGCGGCGGGCCTCGACGGTGTCGGAAAGCAAATGTCGCGCGTCGTTCCCGACGATATCCGCGTCGCAATAATGTTCAATATTATCAATTTCCTCTAGGGTTTCCGCGAGGAGTCGGCGGAGGTTTTCGATATTGGTCATAAGGTTAAGCGGGGAGGACCTCGATGATTTCGAGGAGCTTGTTTCGTTCCGCGTAGAAAAAGCGCGCGTCGGACCGGGCAAGGGAGGGGAGCGTAACCTTGCGCCAATGGATTAGGCCCGTTTCAAAATCCCGATGATTGTTTGACCCGACATCCTTGAACGGGAGGCCGTCGACGGTAACGACGAGGAGGATTCGTTCGTCCGCGAGGCCGACGCATTTAATGACCCCCGAAGGGATTGCACTTGGGGAAGGTTTGATTTTGAACGGGGGTTTTTTCATACGACCGGGGAGGCGGGGTTAATCATTTCCCAATCGGCCCCTTTCTTTGCCCAAAGCTCGTATTTGGAGGCCGCGGGGATTGAGGGGAATACGCGCTTTTTCCAACGCCACATTTCGCCGACGAACCCATCGTCGCCCTCGTAATAATCGGCGACGACCTCGGGGTTATCGACCTTCCCGCCTTCCCAAACGATAATCAAGGCAAAGGCCGGGAGTTTACGACCGAGGACGCGGAGGACATCGGGCGGGACGCGGCGGCGGGAGGGATAGGCGGCGGGCATCGTTAGGCGGTCGGGCGAGGGGAGAAGGGCGACGCGGGGCGGGGTTGGACGGTTGCGATGGACGCGGGGGCGGTCGACGCGGCGTTGCCTCCGTCGTCCTCGGTTGCGATGCCCGCCGCGCAAGTGAGCGAATATCGGCGACCATAAGTTAAGGCCGACCCGATTTGTTGAACGGTTAAACCTTCCGTCTTAAGGGCGAGGCGACCGCCCGTCCAAGTAACCCCGGAAGTATGTTGAAAGACGGTCGTGATTACGAGCTTACCGTCCTCGGTGTCGAGGACTTGGCGGACGGCAATATTGTTTTTAAACGCGGCCTCCTTGACGGTGTCGAGGACCCCGGCGAGGGATGCGTATCGGGAGGCGCGGTCGCCGCGTTTAAAGGCGGGGTTGACCGAGTCGGCCTTGGCATTGTCGACAGAGTTTAGGAACGCGACGAAATCCGCGTCGGGCGAGGAGGATGTGGATTGGGGGACAGGTTTCATTTGGTTTCGGGTTGGGAGGGTTGTTCGTCGTCGGTCGGATTGCGGAGGGCCTCGACATCGGCTTTGGTTAACTTGGCGATGCGGTCGATGGGGAGTCGCTTGGGTTTAGGCGCGCCGACGAAAAGATTATATTGGATAACGCCGTCCTTGCCTTCGACGGTCGGCGTAAGGAGGTTGGCGATTCGGTCGCCGTTGACGATGATATAAGAGGTCCCGGGGATTGCCTTGATTGAGGCGGTTGCCGGGAGGGGTTTGAGTTTTTTGGACATATGGAAAGGTTAGTCGATGAGGTTTCGTTGGGCCGCGTAAAGGATTAAAGCGGCATCGGCGTTCGCCTTGGTAATCGGGAGCTTGGGCATAAGCTCGCGGGCGCGCGCGTATAGCTCCGTTTTGCGTTGCTCGTAAGTCCGCTTTTTATCCTTGGCGACGGAGTAACCGACGGCGCGTTGCCAATCCTTGGGGTCGACGCGATGGACGGCGAACCCTTGGGCGATGCAAGCCCCAAGGAGAAACCCGACCCCTTGGTAAAAAGTCGCAATCGAGGACTTGGACTTAACGCCCCAACCGCCCTTCGATGGGGTCTCAATCCATACCTCGACGAATTTATAAGACAAGGATACCGACGCAATAAATTCGGCGATTTCGATTTCGGTCGGCGGCATCGGGACGAGCTTTGTTTCACCCTTCCAATGGGTTGCGATGGCCCCGGACTTGCCCGCGTCGATGCCAACGAGGAAAAGGTCGTCCTTGAGGTTGCGCCACGCGGGGACCTCGGAGGTATATTGTTCGGGCATAGGGCGAGGCAAAGGTTGTTTATTAGACGACGCAAACGGAATCATTTACCAACGAGGGCGGCGACGCGGACGGCGTAGGATTGTTTCGCGGCGGGGGCAAGGGACGGGTCGAAACGGACGGCCTTGGCCCCGGCGTAACCCATCGTCCAAACGAGGGCGACTTGGGCGGGGGTGGGGTTGGGTATCCCTTGGGCGGTCAAGCGGCCTCTAATGACCCGCAGGAACGCGGCGGCGACCATATCTTGGGCGGTCGCGTCCCGCCATCCTTGACGGGGGTAGGTCCGACGGCCC